CGGCTTTGGGTCGGCCTCTGTTTTGAATAATTTACAAACAACAATGAATCGAGTGTTTGAGTGTTCAATGATCTCGGTTTCGATTCTTCCATCGGGAAATTTGTCATGCCATTTTTCCAATCTTTCTTCAACGGTTTCATAATCTTCTAAATTAAATGCCATCATCTAATCCCCACAGGTAATCTGAATCTTGTTGTGCATCATAGATAGTTTTACTGAGTGCAACATAGGCGAGCAGGTCTTTGACTGAATCTTCATGGGATGCAGTTTCAGCAAGCCTAGCGACCTTGACCAATGCCATACATAAAGCTGCTTGGTGTGGCTGGATAGGGTAATCAAGATAGGCAGACCATAGATCTGCAATTCTTTTGTGGTTAATGTATGGATGTCCATAGACCGCACCGCGCTCTTGGATTGTGCTAACAACTTCATTAAATAGTTTCTCAGTCGTTGTTGGCATCTGTTAAATCTCTACTTCTATTAGCCATACGCCAACCATCCGCACGACCTTTCCAGTATCCTGCTTGAAATGCGTTTTCTTTAATATGATCTGCAATCCAATAAATACTTCCTATACCTAACATGATGTAAAACCATACATATGCAGCTTCTCTTAAGGTCATGCGCTCACCATTTCTAAAGCATCAATATATGAAGGAAGTACAGATTGCATGTTAATCAATACAGCTTGTATTAACTTAGGATCATTAGATTCTCTTGCCTTAGCAAGATTGTAAATAGAAGAATCAAGCATTTTTAATATATTTTTGTCCATGTTAGTTACCCTCGATCTTAAGACTATCGATTAGAACCTTCATCTGCTTGTAAGTGATTACGCTTTCTAAAGCACCTGCTAGATACTCAGGAGCATTATCGCCCCATTTATCTCTAGCTAATTTGACAAGCGTATTAACTGTATAATCTAGCTTTACTTCTTTTAACATTTTAGCCCTTATCTATCCACAGGCCGTCTGTGAATACATAAAGGATCGCACATAGCAAGGACGTTGAACAGACAGGCTTTCGGCGTGTCCTATAACGATTTCGTTATGAGTAAGTGCGACCTAAAGCAGTAAATGAGCCATCCTTATTAACAGGAATAAGCGTAGGGGTTATATTTTTACCATCTGATTCAAGGATTGCGAAACCCATCTGCCAGTTAGCTATACCACGCGTATAAGCGGCTTTAGCCTTATTCATTAGATTACCTACCTCAACGCCATATAAGGCTCTGTATGAGCCCCCAATGCCCTCTGAATAGGCACTCATGCCTAGTCTATTAGTATGTCCACAAATGACCGATTTGCCCGATTTGCGTGCTAAGTTAAGAGCAGTCATACCAGCGTTAGGATTCATGTTGCCCTCATCTCCATGAGCCAATATCCAACCTTTTTCAAATTCATAAAAAGTCTTGTGATAAGTCATGCCCATCTCTTTAAATCCCATAAATACAGGGTATTGAAGCTCAGGTAAAGAGATTAAACCGGGTGTTTTTAATAAAGTGCTATAGAGACGATCAGTATGATTACTGCGAATAATGTGCATTTCAGAGCTGTACTCACCGAGATCCCAAAGGATCTGCTTGCAAAGTTCGCGATCAGCGTGAATGGTCTGTTGATAAGCCAAAGGTGTTTTTTCAGCCCATCGACTAATGGTTTGAAAATCAATTTCATCGCCGACCACCAATACAGAATCAAACTTTTCCTTTCTTGCTAACTTAATTACATTTTTAACAGCTACTTCGTGGTGGTACGGAATCTGGAGATCCGAGATAACCAAGTATTTCTTAATCGTCATCCTCATCGGGAGTAGGAATAGATGGGATAATTCCTTGATCGCCTACAACCCAATCAGGCATTGAAGAAGGACTATCCATTAGGTAAAGAGCTACGCTTTCTGAGAATCCAGCCTTGCGTGCAGCTTTAAACATTTCATGTTTGGCAATATAGAAAACTTCTAATTTGCTTAAAGGATCAGGAGTATGGCGAACTCTACGCCTATTGATCTTTTTGCGCTTGGAAGGCCTGCGTGTGTTCGCCATGTGATTATTGTCGCCTAGACATTATTACAAATAACTCATCGACACGCTGTTCTAAACGATTTATTTGATCCTTGATCGATGAGCCGGAATTCGGTTTAAGCTCAGATAAGTAAGATTTAATAACCCAGCGTAGACCCAACAATAAAGTCGTGGTTACGCTGCATACGCCAACGGCAATAGCGACCCAGTCGTTTGCTGACATTACTCAGCATTAACACCTAGATCAGTATCTTTAGGATCTAAGGTTTTGATAAGGGGTGCTACTAGCGCACCTAAAAGGACAGAGTATTCAGGCTTGACATTACCGGCAATAGCGAGCGCAACTGTAAGTCCAGATGCTGCTACAGCTCTTAGGTATGACTTTAATGCGGCCTTTGATTTCTTAGACAGTTTCATATCTTTCCTCCTATAAGCGGAATTTGGAAATAGGTATTATCTTGATCGCCCAATTTTGTAAAGCTGATATGGATGTGATGCGTATGTGAATTTATACCGTTATATGGTCGCCAAGCCCATCCTTTTTTAGATGATGCAATTTGACCCATATGTATTACATAAGCAATACGCGGATCGGTTTTTCCACATTGTCTGATTTGGTCAGCAAGATACACTGATAATCCTTTTTGCTTAGAAAGATCAGCATCGCAATCAAAGGCTCTGATGACATTTGGTGGTTGGCTAGTTGCATCTGGATTGTGATCTGATTTTGTAAGGGCATGACGAGCATCCCCCAAAACCCCATCCGAATGGCGGTCTCTATCGGGGAACCAGTCATCGACCTGTTCTCTCAGCTGTACGCCAGCCTTGCATAACCAAGGTTTCAATTTACTGTAACTTCATGATCTGAATTGTTACAGATCCATTTAGCAGATTTAGCATCTAATACTGCTTCTGCATGGCATTTAGGTGGCATAAAAATATCTTCTAATGGTAAATAGATATAACCTATACCAGCGTAATTGCCCCTAATTTTGTTATGGTAAGAAGTGCGTTTACAAGTTTGACCTCTAAAATTTCCATACCAAGTTTCAGGATCTAATCCTTCTATACTTTGAGTTTCATCAATACCAACAATAATTTCGGTAACGATGTTATTATTATCTAAAAATGCGTAGTGTGCCATTAGGTTAGAGTCACATTTCCTGTACCGGCTGTAATAGTTGTAATTTTATATGAGCCGCTAGTTGTTGTTGAACCAGTTAAACCACCACCAATAGTGATGGATCTTAAAGAATCAAATCTTATGATGACAACGCCTGAACCACCAGTTCCACCATTAGCACCACCAGCACCGCCGCCGCCACCTGTGTTAGCAGTTCCAGCAGTTCCAGTTCCAGTTTGATAATTATTTGTACCAGCACCGCCGCCACCTGTACCACCAGAGCCGCCATTACCAGTTGGGTTACCACCAGTAGCACCGCCGCCACCTGCATAATCAACAGATGAACCTGTAATTGCTACTGATACGCCATTGCCGCCATTGCCGCCATTAACTCCTCCATTTGAACCAACGACACCAGCACCGCCGCCACCACCGCCGCAATAAGGTGCTAAGGCATTTCCAATTCCACCCGCATAACCTTGATTTGCAGTACCAGATGTTGCAGTAGGTTGAGTACCACCTGTACCACCATTACCACCGCCTGAGCCACCATTACTACCTTTAGAAGCAGAACCGGCTCCGCCATAACCACCGCCACCACCACCGGTAGAAGTAATTGTTGAAAATACAGAATTAGAACCATTTGTACCACCACTAGGAGTTGCTCCAACTCCGCCTGCTCCACCTGCTCCGATTGTAACGGTATAGGCTCCTGCAGTTAATGTTAAAGCAGATTCTAAACTTCCACCACCACCAGTTGCAGTAACAGTCGAACGAAGTCCACCTGCTCCACCACCGCCAGATAACAATCCACCACCGCCAGCACCGCCAGCTACCACTAAATAATCAACAGTTTGTGAAATTATTGGGGCAGGTGGTGAAAATAAACCTGCTGAGATATTACCTATCATTAAGCAATTCCACCACAGATTACCCATGTATCAGTTCCAGTTTTTAGACATACGGCTGATTTATATGTAACTACAACTGGTTGAGCAGAAGTAGCACCAGCACTTACAACTGTCGTAGTACCAGAAGTTACGGCGCTAATTGTACAACTTCCTGCACCAAGATTTAATACTGTAATTGCAGTACCTGTTGGAAATGCAACAGATGCGTTAGTTGGAATCTTAAAAGCATTGGCAGATGCGTTATTCATTGTCACCAATACTTGATATTGATCTGTTGATACAGCTGTATAAGTTGTGCCTGTTTGAGTGTTTGCGGTAAATGCTACAAGCCCATTAAACATTGAGCTGGTAAGCACATCACCGGTTGCTGCTGGAAATCCTGTTGCCATTATTACTCCTTAGTAACTTAGTGTGTTTGTACCCAAGACACCATATAGGCTAGATCCTATCAGGAATCCATCAATAATTGGCTCTAGGGTGGTGAATGTTGTTTTCCATGAGTTCACAGATATTGAGTGTTGAACGCCAAATACCTGTAAAGTTTTAGTAAGAGTCGAAGTGCCAGTTGCGGCCGGTTGAGTAGTGGTAATTGTTACTGGATCAAAGAAATCTAGATCAAGGGCTGCCACTGTACCGGCAGTATAATTAGCTGAATATAGATCAAGCGTAATTGCATCGCATCTAACCGTAGTCTCGGCTCTACTGGCAACATAGGCGAGAGCATAATTAAGGGCATCGGTTGTAGTCTGCATTAAAAGATCCTGTTGGGTATACCCATGAGTGAAGTATTTAGTTATGCTGGCATCATTTTGTGCTGTTTGAACTGCAAGACCAGTAGCAGTTATGAAAGCCTTATTAAAGATTTGAGAATCATTTAACAACCATAAAGCATTAAAATAAGAGATATTTGTACCGTTGTCATTAAACACCACAGCTGTAGCATTGGGTGATTTAGTGCAGGTTAAACGATCTTTAAATACAGCGTTACCAGAAGCATCCATATAAAATGCTCCATATTCGCTGGTTTGAACTGTTTGACATGCTGCAAGGACTGTACGACCAGTACCGGGATCTGCTTGTAATGTGGTTTGCCCAGAATCAATTTGC